AGGATTAAACGCCGCAATTTGAGCGGGCGTTAATGTTCTTGCAAGACATGGTGAAAGTGCATTAATTTGAGCTATAGAAAATTGTTTAAGTACACAAGTTGATAAATTACATATACCTTTTAATGGATTTAAAGCGCCTGCTAATACAGATGAACAAGTTGCACCAGTAGGAGATTGAGTTGGCCCACTAGGCGTTTGTGTTGAAGTTTGAGATGGATTTGATCCACCACTACCACCAATTGCGGCAACTAAAGAATTACCTCCAGTTAAATCTGATCCAAAAGCTTTACAAAAAGATGTTGCTGGATTTAAGCTAAAAACATCTTGAAAAAATCCTGCTTCATGTAATCCTGTGTTTGGATTTCTTGGCAAAGGCGTCCCAGTCATCCTTTGTTTAATTGCATTTAATCCATAAAGTTCGCTAGGAGTAACGTGTAGTAATTCAGTTTCATCTCCTCTACTTTGATTCATAAGTTGTTGTCTAGCTTTGATTGCACCGCCGTTTGCAAGCGCAACAATACCGCCTGTAGCGGCTGAATATGTTGAGTTACATTTGCAATAATGAACAGGCACAACAGGTTGCGATCCAAAATTTGCCGCGTTTATTACAGGTCCAGCAGTATATTGCCCGGTATAAGGGTTATAAGAATACTGACGAATAACATTAGACGCAGGACGTTGAGGGGCGCTTACAGTATTAGGCGTGGCGGCTTTTTTAATTCCTTGTGCCGCTAGGTCAACCGCTCCTATGCCAGCAACTGTAGTAGCTACAGGATGTGCGGCATAAGAACTGGTAACAAAACATTTGGCCGCGCCAAACATGGTTTGAGGCGCCGCAGGAGTATATACAGATGCAGGTAAAGAATAATTAGGAATAGACGATCCTATAGGCGCATTTGCGGTTAAAGAATAAGGACTAGGAGTTAAAGGATTGGTGCTATAAGCAAGTCCTGGACTGCTACCAGACAAAGAATAATTAACAGGAGAAGAGCTTTGTAAGGGCGTAGTTGTGGTGGCAGAAACATTTGGGGTAACATTTACAGATGTTGTTGGTGATGTTGTGCTAACAGGCGTTGCGCTTACTGCATCTCTTACTGGTGCTGGAGTTGTAGTAGGGCCTAATGCCATTTGTTCCAGTCCTGCGCCCGTCCATCCTGCCAATCCGGCTTTTAAGCCAGTAGTCAAATTTCCGGTAGAAAGTCCAGCAAGACCGCCTGTAATTAAACCTGCGTTTGCCGCCATACCCAATCCCGTTAAACCACCTAATCCTGATACCATCGCAAATGGATCAAAATAAGCCAGGGCGGCTCCTGCAAGTGCATCTACGATAGGGTTGGCCATAGCTTGTCGACCACAAATCCCTACAGCTTGTCCAGCTTGACCAACAAGAGAATTGCCGCCTGTTAGGTCAGAACCTAATGCTTTACCAGGATTAGATACTATATCGCTTAAAAAACCCATAATAACCCCTTAAATTTGGTCAAATTTTAGCATTTACACCGCCTCACCGCCACTAGCAGTTACCGTCAAACCAGTAGTACTTGCTTTAATTTGTATTGTTGCTCCCGACAAAAGTATTTGAGCGCCTGAATAAGATAAGGTTGTATTGGCTGGAACAGAAGTATTGTAATAAAGTGCATTTGATGCAGACGCCGTACCCGCCGCAGGAACAAGCGAGACATAAATTCCTATCGCAGAACCAGTCGTATTACATATATCAATTTGCTTTAAGTACGCCCTGACATTGCTAGGAACCGTATAAAGCACGGCATAACTAGTTGTGGCGGCCAACTGACCAAACTGATTAGGCGTGACGTTTTGAAAGTTTGACATTTACCACCCTAGCCAAATTAAAGTTTGATTGGTTGAAACTTGCGAAACAATCGCGCTTTGTGCCGCATTAAGTTGCGCAAAATAAAGCTGTAAAACCTTCTCAAACTGATTCATCCAATCATTTGAATAAGGCGTTGGTGCAAGCGGCAAATTAGGAGGAGCTGGATTAATAGGTATCATCTTCTGCCGTCCGATCTAATGTCCATCAAAGGTGTACCTAATTGCCAAGTAGTCCCTAGCTGATTTGACTCTATCTTTAAAATCAACTGTCGGCCTCTGATTCTTACATAAACGTAATCTGTAAATTCTTCGGTAATATTGACGGACGCAATGTAATTGACTTTGGGGGAATTGGGCGTTCCAGCACCAGAACCCATCGCATTCAAAGGATAAAGCGTCATCGTTGCTTGAGGCGTTGTTCCTGACGTTGAGCCAGTAAATGTAACGTCTGGTAGGATTTTTGTGACAAATGCAAACCGCTCGCCTGATGCTTGAGCTATATCGTACTCAGAAGACAATATGTATGCATCAATAGGCGCGGGCGTGCCTGTCTCATTGTTATCAACACCGCTTTCTTGATTAACAAGATAACCGTTATACGTTGCGGCAATAGGATTAGGCTCTAATCCAGTATCTAACCAGGCCGTTCTAGCAAGAGAGCCATAATACCAAATCTTATCTAAATAATTGTATACAACATAAGCATTAATTTGCGTTCCTGTTCCTGATACATAGAACCACCATACTTCATTAAATGCCTCGCAAGTGCTGGCATAAACTTGTTGCGTTTGTTGTTGATTGAGATTCTCAAACACAAATCTGCGCAAGTCAGAGGGAAGGGTCATAACCTGACCCGTATACATATAGAACTTATCGCGTCCCATCCAATAAACAATATTTGCCGCAAGTGTTGCCGCATTGGGTCCCATAATGGAAATATTCTCACCCATAAGTTGGGTGCTCCAAACAAAAGGAGGGCCAACATACTGAATAGAATAAACGGCCGCGTCTGTAATGGCTACAATTTCTTGTCGAGACTGTATGACTGCAACAATTTGCGACCCGTGCGAAAGCGTTTGGCCGCCCGCCTGGTTGGTGATAGATGGATACCAAACATAAGGATTGGCTTGATCTGACCAACGAATCAACATTGGATTTAATGTAGATGAATCAATATCATTACATCCAAAAGTCAATACAAACCTCGATGAATCAGAAACAATAATGTTGTTTTGATATATAGGAACATCCCCTAACACCGCTATGGATTGCGTTCCAGATTGACTGCCGGAAGATGAAACGGGCGCGCCGTTTTGGCTTGTGGCAATATTAAAAGTTGTGCCTGATGCATTTACAACGTAATACTGAGTCGAGGTAAATAATCCCGTTGGCAAAGAACCCGTTGTTCCAAGCGTGATTGCGCTATTGTTAGGGATATTAAGAGACGCAGTAATTACTGTAGGAGTACCAATCGAGATGGTAATTGTTCCTCCCAACGTATTAAGATTAACTCCTGGAGTACCAGTCCCTCCTGATGCTTTCCAGTAATATAGTCCTTGCCCTCTAGGGCCGTAAATTAAGTCTTCGCCGTAGTTATATTGATTCCAAATCTGTAATGACTGCAATACAGTATTGCCGTTTCCCCAAGTCCCTCCACCCCATGACCCAGCGCCCCAACCATTAAATGGAACCTCAAAAGCAGGCCCAGTATTTAATTGGTAAGAAGCCGTAACCGTACCGCCTCCTGTTGCACTACTTGTGGCCGCTGACGCCGCTGTAATTGTATAAGTCGATACAGAATTAACCGTTGTTATTTGATATGTACCGTTGATTGTTAATCCACCAACAGCAGAAGCGCCAGAATAAGTAACAAAATCATTAACAGCAAAACCACCACCAGAATCAGTAACTAACACAAATTTGCTAGACGCCTGCGTTGTAAATGGATTGGTAAGTGTATTTACAGTCCTAATCGGCGTAATGTCGTAATAATTATTGCCACTAGTTACATAAAACTTAAGGTTTGTACCTACCCCTATGTAACTGATATTTCCTAGCGTCACCCAATTCCACAAAGAACGGCAAACGCCTAAAAAAGTGCGAACAGAATACTGCGTCCAGCCGCCTATTTTTTCAGGAAAACCCTGTCTAAACCTGACAAGCTGGCTCTCATACCACCCACCTTCTGTTGCGTACTGGGTTTTTTCCCTGTTAATTCCAGGTTTAAAAGTTATCTTTAAAAACGGCATTATTCAATAATCGCTGTTGATGTTTCTCTCTCTAATCTCAATGTGCCTTCACAACACATATTCCAATCTGGCCCTTCTTGCTCGCTGTAAGACGGGACATTAATCTTTACATGTTTGACCAGGTACTCTTTAGGACCTTCAAATACCCGCCAAACATGCTCCATAGTTCCTCGACCAGGTTGACCTCTCGATTTGTTAAACCTTATCCTGTACTTCACACAATTTCAACTTGCGGATTCTGAACAATTGTTGGCCTTACTTCCATGTTGAAATGTATGAACCGAATAGGTAATTCAGATGCGTGTCTGGAAAATGAATGGGCTAACCATGCATTTGTAAAAAAGAACATTCCCGGCTTTGGAATAAACCCAACATTATTACTCGCAGGCGTGATAAATTGGGCATCGTTTTCTGGCAAACTGGCTTGCACTTTTCCAGCCCGTGGATCGTGAAATACCAAGTTTGAACAATTCTCAGGACAATCAATAAAGTAAAACCCAACAATTTGCACTGGGTTTGTATGTGTGTGCTGTTCCATAAGTGAGTGTTTATGGTGTTCCTGACACCACATAGACTCTATGACAGTGCTGAGATTAAACATCTTGTATCCTTGTGTATAAAGGATGTACCAAGATTGTTCACCCGCAAACTTAATAAACTCAGCCAATCTTGGATCGGCATAAATATTATTAGTCATCCTTACAGGATAGATTTCGTTAAGCTTTTCGTTTTCTTTAACGACAGCAAGATGTTCGTTAGTAACTGCTTTTACGGCGTCTAAAAACTCTGGCTTTTCTGCCGAATAAATAGAAGAAACAAAATACTGCCCAACCGCTAACGAATGGTTAAGTGCTGGAACTTCAGTAGCGGCATTGCACATTACTTCATCTTTTTGAGAGTTTGCGCTAACCTGGCTCTTTGCCCCAATTTGCCCGGCGCATGGGCCGCTTTGGCTAATTTTTTGGCTGGTATTTTTTTGTCCATTGGTACTCCCAATTCTTTGTGCAGAGCGCCTGGATGCTTTATTGCGCCTTGTATCCATTTAGTTTTACCGCCCTTTGCCATGTCTTGTGTACGCTCAATTTTCTTGGGTACGTTTTTAATTGGTTCTTTACGAATAGCCATTATGCCTCCTTAATTAATTTTCCCATTATCCACCTAAAACAGCAAGCGCACGTTGAGTTAATTCAATACGTTCGTTAAGCCCAAACGTACCCCCATTAATTCGCCTTGTCAAGCCTTCCCAGTTCTTAGCTTCTGCCAACTCGTTACACCCGTGGGTTTTCCAAAACCATCCTGCCGACAACGCGGCGTACATTGGAAGTGCAACTTGTTGCGGGTCTTTTGTAAAGTCTTTGTTTACAGACTGACCAAAATGCCAGTAGTTGTCGTGACCAGTCAACTGTATGCACCCGCGACCGTGGTAAAGCCAGCCGTCTCCGCTTGCCTCATCCCGATTCCCCATACGATTGGCGTAAATCCTGTTGGCAATTTTGACTGGATTACCAGCGTAAAGCGCTATTTCTTCGGGCTTAAACTTGTGCCCAAACAGCTTTTCCAGCGTGGCGGCTTTGTAGTTTAGGTTTTCCTCTAGCGTTTTAAACTTGTTGCACTCGTGGGAGCATTGGCCAATAAAGGCGGCCTGCTTGGTAAGATCATTTATGCCAAAAGTTGCAAACGTGGTAGTTAAAGGCTCAGACCATTCTGGACCAATGCCAAGGGCGTGGAGTTTTTCTGGACTGATCATTTAACTCCCTTGTTTACGGTTTCCCTGACACTGTTGTACTGGGCGATGCAGGCGTTGAGGTCTTTGATGGCGGCGTCTCCGTCTGAGGTGATGGAGACAATATCTTTAATAGCCTGTCGGTCAGATTCGCTTCCCTTGTCTCCAGTTCCAGCGGCGGCACTTGAATCGGTTTGTACGGGACAACTGATCGGGAGGCGCAACTCACCAGAATCAATACGAGCATTAATATTAGACTGCTTGGTTTTAATCTCATCTTTAGCCTTTCGTAAAGCCGTATTTGCAACAGCAATCTTTTGGTTTAATTCGGCTTCTTTGGCGCGAGCTTCGTCATTAAGTCTGATAATTTCTGCTTGATCTTCGTCCACACGTTGTTGATAGCCTGCATGATGTCCATAAAAATACACTCCTATAAAAGTTGCAATAGCACCAATAATAACCCAAGGATTGAACAAACTAAACATTTTCTGCCCTCGCCTGTGCCATGCGCTCACGCTCGTGATCTGCCTCTAAAGCAGGCCCACTGGTAGGCGCTGGCGGAGGGGTCCAATTAGTCATAACAATCTCCTTAACAGGAGGCGCTACATAAGCGTCTTTGCCTGCTTTGACGTTATTCATCATAGCGGTAGCTTCGTTACTTAGTCCTTTGGTCATAATCCCACCTATACCCCCTACGATAAGGAGCACAATGTCGTTGAGCATCTTTGTAAAAGCCTGGTCAATAGGGGCCATAGCCTTGATTGGTTGGCTTACAAACATCACACTATAGATTAGGGTAACTACTATAAAGAATAGTATAAGAGTCACCATCACAACGACAAAAGCCCTGACACGGGCTTCTATTTCATCGGCAGTTAGTCGCGGGCTGTTGTTGGGGGTTAGCAGGAGTAGCAGTAGTTCCTTCAATTTTCTTCTCCATTACTGGTGCAACTAGATATTCTGGGCAATCTTGATTAAACTCACAACGCGGCTTTTGACATCTGGGAGAGTTAAAGTTATCAGGGTCTTGGCAATAATACCTAAA